TAGGGGAACATAACAAACCATTCCCTGCAGCAGATGTCGAAACAGGCAGACCTTTCTTCTGGCCGCAAGGACACGAAAAGGAAGGTCAACCTTTGTTCTATCGTAGGTTCATTCCTGCGAGACTTACGGACAACCCGTTCCTTATGGCAGATGGACAATATGAAGCTATGCTTCGTTCACTACCTGAAATAGAACGGAAGAGATTACTCGAAGGGGATTGGGATGTAGCCGATGGCTGTGCCTTCCCAGAATTTAGCAGAGCAAAACATGTGGTCGAGAGTTTTGAGTTACCTACCAACTGGCCCCGAATACGTGCCGCTGACTACGGGTATGCAAGTCCTTCTTGTGTCTTGTGGGGTGCTATTGACTGGGATAACAATATATGGATTTATCGTGAACTGTACGTAAAACAGTTGACAGCAGAACAATTAGCTGATAGAATACTAGAAGCAGAGCAGTTAGACCCTCTACCTCACTATACAGTATTAGACTCCTCCTGTTGGAATAAGACAGGGTTTGGTCCTTCCATAGCAGAAACAATGATGAGATGTGGCGTTCGTTGGACACCGTCTGATCGTAACAGAATACAAGGTAAGATGGAAATACATCGTAGGCTTGCAGATGACCCAAGAACAGAAGAACCGAGATTACGAGTGTTTTCTAATTGTAGCAACACTGTCAAGCAATTGGCAGCAATTCCTCTTTCCAAAACTAACAGCGAAGACGTAGACACTAAAGCAGAAGATCACGCATACGATGCTCTAAGATATATGTTGATGACAAGGATGACAGGGTATGCGGCGATTCATCAAACGCTTAATGGCATCAAGGCTCAGGTCTATCAGGTGCAAAATGAAACATTTGGATATTAATAAATGGCAGTAACATTTACAGAACAGTTTGAAAAAGCACTCTCTGAGCAAAAAGGTGTAAGGTCAGATAAAGTTGCTAATACATCTTTAGCTAATTTAGTTAACAGTACAACAGGCAGAAAAGATAATAAGATTGTTTTAGAAATTTTAGAAAAGGCAGGACTGTCAGGCGTAACTATAAAACAAATAAACACAGACTCAGATATAAAAGAAAAGTTTGGTAGATTCTTTGAAGCAGAATCAAAGAATAACAAAGCAACTACTACTATAAAAGCACTTCAAAATCTTTTTCAAGAATCTGGATATCAAGGGGAAAAAGGAAGAAACCCTGTGCGATCACTTATAACAAACGTGATTGGAACAGCTGCAAGTGCAGAAAAATTATCTACAGAAACTATAAGAAAAAAACCAAGTCCTTACCCTTTTGAGACTTATGCTAAATTAAAAACAGTTATAACAAATATGCTTTCTAGTCCTGACAAAGCAACACGTTTAGCAGGAACTCAACTTGCTATGCACGTTATAGGAGGATACAGACCTTCTGACTTTAAAACTTTATCTATTGAAAACATAGATTTTAAAACTGGAGTTGTTTCCGATTTAGAAGTAAAAGATAGAAGTAAGACAACTATTAAATCAGGTTATTTTCCTAAAATAATAAGAGATATAATATTAAAAGAAATAGACCCTAACGGACAAGGACTTGTATTTCCTGCCAACAATGAAATTGTAATAAACAAAGCTTTAAAAAAAGCAGATATAAATACAGAGTACACTACTGCAGGTAAAAAAAGCAAAGGTACATTTACTCTTGAAGATACTCGTAAATTAAATGAAACACATTTGACAAGCTTAAACTACAGTGAAAAAGACCCTCTCCGACTTGCGGCAACTTTACGTGCAAACAAATCAACAATAGGAGAATACGTTGCAACAGGAGCAGCAGGAAAAAAATTAGAAGAGTTATTTGCAAAATCGTCTACCCCTTTCGTAGCTTTTAGTGGAACTACAAGTCATGCCCAATATCTAAAGGACATAGGAGTTGAACCTTCTAATATTACCAAAAGATATAAGATTTTAAATGATGTTGTAGAAGAGTTTCCTTTAGATAGAGTATCAGACTTCCAAGAAAAATATGCTGGCTTAAGTTTTGATGACGGTAACAAAGTTATTTCAAATACGTTAAGTCCAATAGATGAAGGCAATGCAAAACTATATCAAGAAAAGTCTGCAGCAAATTTACAAGTGGAAATAAACAAAGCAAACATTGAAGCAGGCGATACTGCTGTGGCAGCAGAAGAAGGTAAACTCAAACAAGCTGAAGCTAAAAAAATTGTAAAAGAAAAAAATATTCTTGAAAAAAAGAATGAGTTAGTTAAAAAAGGTGGTGCTGCAGTAAACTTTTTAATGGACAATGTTGCAAAGCCAATCGTAAAATTAGTACCCCCTGTTATGATAGGTGCAGGAGTAAAGTATGGGTACGATCAATTTGGAAAGTACAGAGGAGAGGGGTTTAGTCCTCTTGAGTCTGCTGGAAAAAGTGCTGTAGATGTAGCTGGTGAGTTTAGTCCTCTCGGAACTGCTCAAGCTGCAATAGACTTAACAACAACTGAAGCAGGTAGTGGAACTTTATCAGATACCACTGACCAAGATATAGCTTTATCAAATCAAGTTTCCAACCAATCACAGGATACTTTCTTAGGTAACATTCAAAACCTAATGGGTTTAAATAATAGTGCTGACAATCAGCAGACAAATCAGGGTGCTAATACAATGCCAAAAGATGCAAATGTAGACAGCAAAATGAGTACGTTTGGTAGAGAGCCAGATGTTGAAGCAGGGTTTGTAACCCCACCAAATCGTTCTGAACTAGGAAGCGAAACAGAACGACAATTAAATCAAAATAGCTTTTTAGGAGCAACATAAAATGCCAGATAACAATTACAACTACGGTGCTTCGTATATAATGAACGCCGATAAAACTTCAGTTAATGACCCAATGGGATCAAATCAATTAACTCGTGAAGGTAAAGACTTTGACACAAAGATGGGCAACTACGATTTACAATCTGATATGCCAAAGAAACAGTCTAAGCCAACAGTAGAAGCATCTCTTTTCAAGATGGCTGACGACAAAAACTACTTCTAAATAAGGACTACATATGTCTGATAATTTCCTAGAACCTGCAGATGAGACGCAAGTTCCCGTAGATAATCCTATGGAACAGATGCCCGGACTCTGTGGACACGTTAGAGCTAAATTTCAAGACTCTGAAAACGGAAGACAAGGATTTGAAACTAGATGGTTGCAAGCCTTTAAAAACTTTCGTGGTGTGTATGATTCAACTACACAATACCGTGATTCAGAAAGATCAAAAGTTTTCATAAAAATAACGAAGACTAAAGTTCTCGCTGCATATGGTCAGATAATTGATATTTTATTTTCTAACAAAAAGTTTCCTCTCGTTGTTGAGCCTACTCCTGTACCTGAAGGTATAGCTGAGTTTGCACATCTAGAAACACCTATGGATCAAGCTGTTCCTGACCCTTACGGGTATGAAGGTGACGGGAGAGAATTACCTCCCGGAGCAACTGAAGCAACTAGAGGATTAGATTTTTTAGGAGGTTTAAAAGGTAGGTATCAAAACGCACCTCTAAAAGAAGGCCCATCTCTTGCAGGTGAACCTCAAATTAGTCCTGCCCAAAAGGCTGCACTCAATCTAGAGAAACATATACATGATCAATTGTTAGATACGAGTGCTGTTAATGTACTTCGTAATGCTATATTTGAATCTTGTTTGTTAGGTACTGGTGTTGTTAAAGGACCTTTAAACTTTAACAAAAGAGTTCATAAGTGGGAGAAAGGACAAGAAGGCAGACAATATGTTCCATATGAGAAGTTAGTACCTCGTATAGAATCTGTATCTGTGTGGGATTTTCATCCTGATCCATCTGCAACAAGTATTGAAGATGCTGAGTATGTAATACAAAGACATCGTATGAACAGACAACAACTTCGTAGTCTTATAAGTCTTCCTTTCTTCTATAAAGAAGCAATAGAAGAATGTCTTGCTAAAGGTTCAAACTACGAAGAAAAGTACTACGAAAACACAATAAGGGATGAAGATACCGAACCAGCTTATATAGACAACCGATATGAAGTATTAGAATACTGGGGAGTTCTTGATGCAAAGTTTGCTAGAGAAATTGGTATGGATATACCCAATGATCTATCTGAGTTAGACCAAGTACAGATTAACGCATGGGTATGTGGTAACAACGTACTTAGATGTGTTCTTAATCCGTTTACTCCTGCTAGAATACCTTATCAAGTTATACCTTACGAAGTACATCCATATCAAGTATGGGGAGTAGGTGTAGCAGAAAACATGGAAGATGCACAAATGCTTATGAATGGTCACGTAAGAATGGCTATTGATAACTTAGCACTTGCAGGTAATTTAGTGTTTGATGTAGACGAAGCAAGCTTAGTTCCCGGACAGAACATGGATATATTTCCCGGTAAGATATTCCGAAGACAGTCTGGCGTAACAGGAACTGCAATCAACGGTCTTAAGTTTCCAAGTACAGCAAACGAAAACATACAGATGTATCAAATATCTAGACAGTTAGCTGACGAAGAAACGGGCATACCATCTATTATGCACGGACAAACTGGAGTAACAGGCACAGGTCGTACTGCTTCAGGATTATCTATGCTATTAGGTAGTGCAAGCTTATCACTTAAAACTGTTATAAAAAACATAGATGATTATTTACTTAAACCACTTGGAGAAGCTTACTTTCAATGGAACATGCAATTTAATGAAGATGCTCCAGACATAGAAGGTGATCTTGAAATTAAACCTCGTGGCACATCGGCTGTGATGCAAAAAGAAGTACGTACACAAAGACTTACTACTTTACTACAAACAGCAATTAATCCTACACTTGCACCTTTTGTTAAAATACCAAACTTAATGAGAGAACTTGCAATATCACAAGACATTGACCCAGACAGTTTAGTTAATGATGTTAACGAAGCACAGGTCTTTGCAGAAATACTGAAAGGGTTACAACAAGATGCTCAACAAGCAGCAAGCCAGCAAGCTCAGTCCGCTGCTGGGGAACAAGGAAGCGTGGAACAGTCTGGAGGAGTACCTGCAGGAGCAAATCCAAATGACCCTTCAGGGGATGGTGGCGGCCAGATCGGAACTGGAAGTGTTCCGTCTGCAGGGGAAGATAACTTCACTGGAACAGATCAAGGGTCTTAGGCTTGACTATGAAGCAGCAGGAAAACTAAAGAATGGCGTTTGACGAACTTTTAAAAAACTATGCGGCACAAGTACTAGGTACAGATGTACTGTCTAGTCTAACAAAAGACACCCCTACGTATTTAGAAGACGGTCCTTCTTTGGGATCAATTGCTCCGTTAGCAATTGCACCTATTGCTTCTCCATTTATGAGAAGGAGAAAACAGTCTGGGTTTCCTATGCCGTCTGATTTTAAATCATACAAAAGAAGTGTACCTCAAGATCAAAGAGGTATAGTTGGCGATTATGAAGATCAAGGTGGAGATAGCGAACCCGAAAGTATAGAGCTAGAGGATTTACCTGTAGACTTGAGTGCGTACTTAACAAATACTCCTACAGGTAAAGTTGACATATTTGGAAATATTGTGCAATTAGGTCCCCAAGTTACAAAAGGTATATTCGGAGTTAATTTTGCTACTAGTCCGGGAAAAGCTTTAGGTGAAGTTGCAAGTTTAGCAGGTCCTCTAGGTGCAATGGCAGGAACTTTTGGTCAACAAAATTTAAAACAACTAGAGTACACAACTGCTATGGCTGCTTTAGGAAAAGAAGGCTATGGTGTAGGTCTAGTAAACGGTCAAGTTGTAGGAGTAACTCCTAATCACATAATTGGAACATTGCCAACTAGATTAACACAAGCACAAAGAAATCAAATAACAGACAAATTTACAGGAAAATCAGGAACAGCAGCAGCAGGCGTAGCAGCTATGCAACAATCTTTTTCTGATAACTTTACGCCAACTCCTGAGACAAAAGCGTATGAAAGTTCTATTATGAACTCAACGTTAAGCACCGACATGAAATCTCAAATGTTAGGTTTTAATCCTAGCTTTAGAGGTGGTAGATTTTCTTACGAACAAACTATTCCAA